GACGAACACCGCCTCGCTTCCGCCCGATGGGATGAAGCGGCTAGGCCGTCACAATTACCGGAATTAGCCCGAACTCTTACCAACTACATTAAATCAGGGAGGTTCAAGTTTTGAATTTATTAAATAAAAGTAAAATCGTTATGGATTGGCTAATGCAATGCCCCGAAATCAAGGATTTATCTTTTGCATTTTCACAGGCTGAAAGCGGTAACAATGAAATAGTGCCGATACCTAACGAAAATTGGATAAAAAAATATATCGACGGTTCGGGCGTAAAAAGTTATGAGCTGGCGTTTATCGCCTATCAGAATTTTTCTGATGTGCCAAATTCAGATGAAAATACCGAAATCCAATTTGATTTGGAAAAAATCATGAATTGGGTGGAGGAGCAAAACGAAGCCGAAAACTTCCCCAATTTGCCTAATGTAGAAGAAGTAAAATGTTTAGAAAACATGCCGAATTTAAGCGGCGTAAATGAACAATGCGCTAAGTATATGTTCACAATACAAATTATTTATATGGAAAGGACGTAATTTATTATGCCAAACGAAACATTAACAAAATTAAAAAAGCACAAAACCATACCGTTTATCAAAGACAACGAAGGAGGGTTTTTGAGAATCGGTAAGTCAACCATTTTTGCACTTGCGCTCAATGCAAATGTAGTAACACAGGATTTCATCGAGGACGAAGCACCTACGGACGAGGTAACTTATTACAAACCAACATTGCCACAAGAGCTTGCGGCGTACAAGGGCGATCCTGCTTTCGATTTTATCTACGATATGTTCTACAAACTTCCAACTGGAACAGGGGTACAAAAGACTTTACTTATTGTTTTTGACGGAAATGTCGGAACGGAAGCTGCACCTAAGTTTAACGCATGGCAGGCAAGCGCAACAGTCGTTCTCAAGGAATTTAATACGGTTGATGAAAAAATTACATTTGACCTCAATTTCAACGGCAACATTGAAAGAGGCACGGCAACAGTATCAGACGGCAAGCCGGTTTTCACGACGGCAGCGACAGCGTAAGTCCTGAAACAACGTCGTTTAGTGTACTTGCTATTAACGATGTAGGCAACGCTGACGACGTGGCAGAAGATAGTACAGAAATTACAGATAATACAGATACGGAGGAATAAATAATGAAAATCACAGTAAAAGGCATGGACTTTGATGTAAATCTATTAGATTTTGATACCGCTAAGGCATACGAGGATGGTGCAGAAAGATTGACTAATTTGGCGAAAGAACTTGAACCTATCACTAAATTGTCAGAAAAAATATTGAAAGGCTGTGACGCTATCGCCGAAGTCATTGATTCAGTTCTCGGCGAAGGAACGACCGAAAAACTGTTTAACGGTAAAAAGGCACTTGATGAGTATTCCCAGACATGGTTTGAAATTACTGAAAAAATCAGCAAAGGAGCTAAAAAAGATCAAGAAGCCTCTCAACACAAGCTTGCGCAGATAAAGGCTAAGAAAATCAATGCTTAACTTTTGCTGTGATAAGCCTCCTGACAGTGTACAAATAAACGGTGCGGACTACCCTGTCCGTACCGATTTTTTTGTATGGATAAAAATTTTATCACTAATTAGACAGCTGGACGGTACAGGTGACGAAATCGCCGCTCAGAGCAATTCAAATGTCATAGTGCGAATTATCTATCTAGCGTTTGAAACGCCTGAAAAAGTGGCACAGAATTGCTCCTGCGACGATATTTTGACGGCTGTCTATCAGTTCTCTAAGGGATATAACCGACCTAGCGCAGAATCAGCGTATTCATCGTCTGACGATGACCGTGAGATCGTGAATTTTGAGTATGATTTAAATTACATACTGATCGCTATTCGCAATCAGACAGGAATTGACCTGACACACAAAGGCAGAAAACCGTTTCACTGGTGGGATTTTCTACTGGAGTTTGAAACATTAGAAGAAAGGCATTACATATCACGGTTGATGAGCCGCAGAGCGTATAAGGGCAAAGACGCTGATTTAATCAAGTTGAGGGAAGCAAGCAAAATCCCTGAGGAATTTACCCGTACCAAAAGTGAAGAACGAAATGATGATAAATTTAACAGTTATTTCACATAAAAGGGCGGTGATTAAATGGCAAATGACGGAAGTATTGAAATTTCCATTACCGGAGATGCTGACGAGCTAAAAAAAGAAATCGAAGCCGTCAGTAAATTAACAAAAGAACATAGCACACAAGCAAAAAAATCATCTCAGGGCGTAAAAAGCGAAACCAATACGCTGAAAAAATCCCTTGAGTTGATGGGCAAAGCCGGAAAGACAGCTTATAACAGTCTTAAAACCACAGGCGAAGTCGCGATGAGATCTATTGCGACTGCTGCAACGGCATCCGTCAGCGTAATGGGCGGTGTAGCTACTGCCGCAGTTAATGTCGGCAAATCGTTTGAAGCAGGAATGTCAACGGTTGCCAGCGTATCAGGTGCAACAGACGCAGAACTGGAAAAACTCAGGGTGAAAGCCAAAGAAATGGGCGCAACAACCGCATTTTCGGCAACACAGGCTACAGATGCCATGAATTACATGGCTATGTCAGGCTGGAAAACTAACGAAATGATTAGCGGTATTGACGGTATCATGAATTTGGCAGCTGCTTCGGGCGCAGATTTAGCGACCACATCTGACATTGTAACCGATGCATTAACCGCATTTGGCATGACAGCTAAAGATTCAGCCGAATTTGCAGATGTTATGGCGGCGGCATCGTCTAACGCTAATACAAACGTCGAACTAATGGGCGCAACATTTAAATATGTCGGCGCAGCTGCCGGAGCTATGGGCTACAGCATACAAGATATTGCAGTAGCTACGGGATTAATGGCAAACGCAGGAATAAAAGGTGAAATGGCAGGTACAGCGTTACGAAGTACCATTACACGTTTGGCTAAACCAACAAAGGAATCCCAAGAGGCTATGGACGCTTTAGGCGTTAGCCTAACCGATTCCAAAGGCAAAATGAAGAGCTTCGGCGAGATCATGACGGATATGCGAAAAGGCATGTCTAAAATGACCGAAGATGAAAAAGCAAGCTACGCCGCTATGCTCGGCGGTCAAGAGGCTATGTCCGGACTTTTGGCGATAGCAAACGCTTCGGACGCTGATTTTGCTAAATTAACAAAAGCTATTGAGGGTTCTACAGGTGCAGCCGAAAAAATGGCTAAAGTCAAATTAGATAACCTTGAGGGCGATATAACTATCCTAAAATCAGGGCTTGAGGGCTTCGGCATACAAATCTACGAGGAAATGCAAAAACCTCTGAGGAACGCAGCACAGCAAGCCACAGACATGGTCAGCGACCTAAGCAAAGCGTTTTCAAAAGACGGTTTTGAGGGCGTAATAACTGAGGGCGGCAAGATCATATCCAATCTGCTGACTGTTGTTGCACAGAAATCCCCTAAGATTATAGACGTAGGTTTTTCTTTCGTTGACAGTATAATCAAAGGCATACAGCAAAATTCAAATAAACTAACCGGAACTGCATTGCTGATTGTAGACAAAATAGCAGACGGCATAAAAAATACATCTACAAACCTAATGCCGTTGGTAGGCGATTTTGCAAACGTATTTGTTCAGGGTGTATTAAAATACAAGGATGTATTTTGGTCTGTAGCGTTTGACATGGTAACAGCCATAGCGCAGGGATTATCAGATCACGCAGATGAAATTTCGGCAGGAATTGTGACGTTGATAAACAACATCGTTGCAAAAATGGATGAGAGCCTACCCGTATTCATCGAAGCGGCGAGCAATCTACTGATTAATGTTTTTGAAACGTTGGCGGAAAACATGCCCGACATAGCGGACAACCTATCGAAAATGTTGTCAAATATCTGTGAAACGCTATTTGAATCATTACCGACATTGTTTGAATCGGCAAGCGAGTTAATCGTTTCTGTGTTTGAAATGCTTGCGGAGAATATGCCTGATATTGCAGATGATATTGCAAAAATGATAGCAAAAATCTGTGAATTGTTGGCTAAAAACCTACCGAAGATCATCGAGGCAGCAGGAG